ATGGGTGCCCATGTCCTCTCCCACGCGCTGGTGGCACGTTGAAGTATTGAAAGATTGAAAGATTGAAGGAACTAGGCCGGGATCGAGTCCGCTTCCGCGAACGTCGCCGCCACGAAGGTGGTCAGCGGTCGACCCACGACGCCACTTTCCATCGTCTTCGCGACCACGTCCCCACCCTCGACAAGCGTCGTCAGGATGTCCTTGCGGTCGCTTCGCCGCAGCCACTGCGTCTTTCGCGTCAGCTGGCTGCTCGTCAGGCCGGCGGGCCCGGCGTCGACGACGATCCGAAGGACGCGCTTCGTGAGCGCTTCCTGCTGACTGTCGGCGACTCGGCTCTCGGCTTCGGCCATGGTTCGTTCCAGGCACCACACTACCAGATCGCGCGCCCATGCAACATCCTCGGTCGTGATGGATCGGTTCGGGTCGTCTGCAGCTGCTCGGATCAGTGCCAGCTTCGCGACGTGGGCGCCGAGCCGCACCCACAGATCGGCCAGCGGGTCGCCATGCTCGCGCAGGGCGACGATGCGGGCGTCGTTCTCGAGGTCGAGCGCCGCGAGCATCTGCTCGGCGTCGGGGTCCATCGGGACCATCCTGGCGTTCGGCCTGGCGCCGGGGAGCGTCGCCAGCTTGCCGTTGTCGACGGCGGCGGCGAGGGCGACCACCCGCTCGACGAGCTCGGCCGGAGGCTCGGCGCGCCCGACCTTCTGGCGCTGCGGCATCTGGTCGTCAGCGAAGAAGATCAGCAGCCGGTTCAGGAAGCCGTCCGACACCGCGCCCCGGTCGAGCGACGAGAACAGCTCGGACGGGACGCCCGTGCCGTAGACGCAGAGGTTCGGCTGCTCGATCTCGACGGGCTTGTTCAGCTGGCGGTTCGCGTAGGCCGGCGACAGGTGCACGCCGTTGCTCGCCGCCCACAGCTCGAGGAGGTAGCGCTTGATGCCCTTCAGGTGTGCGGGCACCTGGCGGCCGCTCATCGCGTCGAGCAGCTTCGTGAACTCGTCGACGTAGGCGGCGTGGCTCGGAGCGTCGATGAGGGCGGCGCGGAGGCCGCTGTCGCTCTTCCACTCGCCGGGGCCGACGAGCGATCCCAGCTTCGCTCGCGTGAGCAGAAGGTGTGGCAGCCGGACGCCGGGGTCTTTTCCGCACGCTGTCTCGCCGATGCCGAGGCAGTAGATGTTCGTGCGCAGGTCGGTCGGCGTGGCGACCTTCCGCCCCAGGATGGCGCCGAGCGTCACCAGCGAGCTCGCGAGGCACATGGCCGGTTGCCGGCGGGTCGAGCTCGAGACCATCCAGGCCGCGACCTCGCCGACGAGGCCGGGGCAGTTCATCAGCTCGAGCGGGAACGGACGCTTCGCCGGAACTCGCCGCGGCTCGACGTCTGGCATCGGGGCCGCCTCGACCGCGACCTGCTCCTCGAGCGACGGCTCGTAGCCGGCTTGGCGCGCGAGGTGGAACAGCGTGCCGAGGGTGACCTCGTGCCCGTCGATGAAGAACTCGCGCAGGCTGCGCCACTGCTTGCTTTGCACCTGCTCGTCGAACTTCGGCGAGGTCTTCGACCACTCGCACCACAGATCGTAGGCCGCACCGCCCGCACCGGTCGACTTCAGGGCCATGCCGACGCGGATCCAGACGTCGCGCGGGTCGGAGTCGATGTGCTTCAGCGCCGACCGGATGGCGTCGACCTGGACCTGCGGCAGGATCGCCTCTCGCGCGCTGCCGGCCGGTGACGACTTCGACACCTTGCGGCCGCCGCGGACGATGCGCTCGACCCACTCGGGCATCTGGCCGAGGCCGGTGTCGCCGTCGTCCTCAACGTCGAACGGGTCGCCGACGAGCCAGTTGCGGCCAGGGCTCGAGGGCGACGGCACGACGATGTAGCCACCGTCCGCGCGCACGTCGATGCCGCTCTTCTTCTCGACGATGTCGACGCCGTTCGCGACCGGCTCGTCGGGCATCAGGTAGATCAGGTGGCGCCCGCCGCGCGGCGTGCACGCGATCAGCCCGCACCAGTGCGGCCCATGCTCTTCCTCGAGGCGGGAGAACGCGGCGATGCCGTCCTTGCCCGACCCCATGTCGAGGTCGACGACGCAAAGCCCGGCGGCACCACAGGCGACGCCGATCTGCGCCTCAGGCCACTTGCGCCACCACGCGACGATCTGCGCATGGTCGACGGTGGCGTCCTTGAACCCGTGCTCGGTGAACGGCTTCTTCGACGGACGGCACGGAAACACCGGCCACCCGCGATCCGCGTAGCGAAGTGCAGCATCGAGCTGCGAGGTGAAGTCTGACACTGCTGCGCCCCTCCCAGGGCTCTCAGAACGGAAGCTCGTCCATGTTGATCGCCTCGGCGCTGACCGGCGCCTTGGCGACTTCGTCTGTGCCCGCATCGCGATCCAACGTCACGCCGCGCAGCTCGGGCCACTCGCCGCGCGTGTCGACCACGACCTCGAGCACCTTCCACAGCTCGCCGCACTCGATGCGGACGCGCGCCTCGTCGATGGTCGCAGGCGGTGGCATCCGGCCGCCGCGGTCGCGCCACCAGCTATGCGCCTTGCGCAACGGGAACGAGCCGGCGGGATGCTCGAAGCACACCCACTCACGCACCCGCTCGCCGACGCCGCCGAGGTATTCGACCGCCAGCGTGGCCGGCTTGCCTGGCTTGTTCGACTCGTTGAAGCGGACCAACTGCACACGCCAGCGCTCGATCGGGTTGCGCGGCGGGAAGAGCCCGGCAACGAGCTCGACGTCCTCCTCCGGCTTGTCCGCGTGCTTCTCGCCGACCTCCTCGGACGGCGGGAACTCGTAGCCGCAGTCGGGGCAGACGCGCGACGCGATGGCGACCAGCGACTCGCACTGCGGACACTCGCGGGCTAGCACTTCGCCGGTTCCCTTGCTCTGGCTCGGCTCGCGCAGCTTGACCGCGTCGATCGGGCCGTGACGCTTGCAGTTGCCTCCGAAGTCGAGCACGAGGCAGTTGGCTTTGCCCTCGGCCGTGCGCAGGCCGCGGCCGATCATCTGGACGTGCAGCACCGGAGAACACGTCGGCCGCAGCAGCGCGATCAGGTCGGTCTGCGGCGCGTCGAAGCCCGTCGTCAGGACGTTCACGTTCACGACGCAGCGGACACGGCCCGCGCGGAAGTCGGCCACCGTCCGGTCGCGCTCCTCCTTCGGCGTCTCGCCGAACACGGTCGCGCAGCCGATGCCGAGCCCGCGCAGTTCCTCGGCCACCATGACGGCGTGCTCGATGCTGCAGCAGAAGACGAGCCACGCCTTGCGGTCGGCGCCGCGCGCGACGATCTCGCGGCACGCCTTCGGCACGTTGTCGCCGGCCATGGCCGCCGCGGCGAGCTCGCTCTCGACGTAGTCGCCGGCCCGGATGTGGACGCCGCTCGTGTCGATCGTGGTCGCCGTCGACTTCGCCGTCACTGGCGAGAGGAAGCCGTCGAGGATCAGCTTCGCCAGGTCGCAGGTGTAGGCGATGCCGTGGAAGAGCCGGTCGTCGCCCTTGTCGAGCGACCCCTCGCCGGTGCGGAACGGGGTCGCGGTCAGACCGATCACTTTCAGCGCCGGGTTCATCGACTGCATCGCGTCGAGGAACTGGCGGTAGCGTCCCATGCTGTCGCGGCCGATGAGGTGCGCCTCGTCGATGAGCACGAGGTCCGCCCAGCCGATCTTCTCGGCCTTGTCGTAGACCGACTGGATGCCGGCGAACAGCACGCGCGCATCGTGCTCGCGGCGCTTCAGCCCGGCCGAGTAGATGCCTGCCGGCGCACCGGGCCAGCACCGCAGCAGCTGCTTGTGGTTCTGCTCGATCAGCTCGCGGACGTGCGTCAGGACGAGGATGCGCTCGTCGGGGAACGACGACAGCACGCGGTGAACGAACGCCGCGATGATGAGCGACTTGCCGCCGCCGGTCGGGACCACGACGAGCGGGTTCCCGCGCTCACGACCGAACCAGTCGTAGATGCCTTGGACGGCTTCCTCCTGGTAGGGGCGGAGCTGCAGTGCGAGCGGGGTGGTCATGCGGCCGGCTCCGCGTTCCCATCCTCCACCACCTCGCCGCCCGCGGCTTGGTAGGTGATGCGTCGCCCCTCGATGCTGACGACCTGGTGCCCGACGATTGCCGGGATGCTCAGGTGGTCGCCGCACCCGGCGCGCTGCGCGTCAGGCTGCAGCGTGGCGCCGTTCATGCGGTCGCACGTCCAGGTGCCGTCCGCTTCTGGCGACGACGATACGCACGTCCTGCAGTTCTTCGCCGGCAGCCCGCCCTTCCAGCACTGGTTCCAGAATCGGCACGGCCACTGCGTGCCGTCCTTCGACGTGAGCATGCAAGGGGCGAACGCGCTGTCGAGCTTGCGCGCGGGCGGGTCTTCCATCGCGACGATGCGCCCGCCGCGGTCGATCGCGGCCTGCGCCTCCTTCGCGCTGTAGGGCACACGCTCGGCGTGGATCTCGTCGTTGTCCTTGCACACGGACAGGTAGAGCGCCCACTGCAGGCCAAGGCCGTGCATGTAGACCTGCATCTGTACGTAGTGCTCGGGCTTCGCGCGCTTCACGCCCTGTTCCACCAGCTTCGCGAACTGCTTGCCGTTGCTGGTCTTGATCTCGCCGAGGTGCGGAACGTCCGGCGCCTCGGGCACGCCGAGCAGGATCGCGTCGCACGACCCGCCGACGTGGCCCCACTGCACTCGCTTCTGCGTCTCGACGACGCGGACGCCGATGCGCTGCAGGTCCTCCAGCACCCACAGCTCTTCGCGCTTGCCGCGCTCGAGCAGCCGCAGGGTCTGCCCCTTCTTCTGCTCGGCGACAGCCCAGCGGAACGACAGCCAGAGGAAGCGGTCGCACTCGTGACCGAGCACGGACGCGCCGAGGTGGTCGCGGCGCCAGTCGTCGTCCGAGCACGCCGGGGCCTCAGCCGCGCGCCGCGCATAGGCGGCGTGCAGCTGGTCCCCGACGCTGGACAGCATCGGCCCGATAAAGCGAGAGGGTGGCATGGCGTGGCCTCAGCGCTTCGCCCAGGGACGAGCGGCCTGAGCAGCCGGCGCGCTGGCCGGCTTCGTGCCACCGGCCGGAGCCGGCGCACCGTCCGCAGCGTCGAGCGCGCGGTATCCCTTGACCTCGTTGCGCGCGTCGTAGGTGCCGTCGGCAGGGCGCACCGCCAGCTTGACCTGCAGCTCGCCGCCGAGCATGGCATCGACCGACGTCGCGCCGTGCTTCCCGATCGAGTCGAGGATGGTGACGATCTGGCCTTGCGCGATCTCGCGGGTCTGCTTGGTCTCGTGCTGGTGGCAGAGGTTGGCAAAGACCTTGCGGTTGACGTAGGTCGGCTCGCGCTGGTCGATGCACTCGAAGGTGAGCTTCAGCATCTGCCCGACGTTGGCGCTCTTCCCCTCGACGATGTCGGCCTGCGTGATACGCATGGCATACCAGCCCGGCTTCATGGGCTCGAACGAGGGGCGGGCGGCGGCGGTGTTGGCGGTGTCGAATCCGAAAGTGCTCATGGTTCTGTCTCTTCTGGTTGGGGTTGGGGGTTGGTGGTTCAGGCGGAAACGGGCTTGCCGACGAGCGGCAGGAACTTGGCGACCTCGTTCCAGTCGAGGGGCAGCTTGTCGGGCATGCGGTAGCGGTTCTTCGCGCGCCAGGCCGCGTGCTCGGTGGTGTGCAGGGCGCGCGTGCCGTCGCTGATGCCGCGGCGCCGCTCGCTGCCCTTCGGGCCGCTGGTGACCGACGAGACCTTGTAGTTCGCGAACAGGACCGCGTCGGCCCAGTCGCAGACCAGCGCCTCGGCCGTCTTGTGGAGCCGCATCTGGTAGCGGTCGAACGGGTCGGTCTCCGGCGGCTCGACGCGTGCCACGGTGCTGTGCGCGGTCAGGATGATCGTCATCCCGCGCGCGCGCATCGCTTCGCAGCCGTCGAGGAAGTTGCGCCACTCCATCGCGGCGGCCGTGTAGCCCTTGCCGTAGCCGTAGGCTTCGATCGACTCCTTCCCGTCGCGCTTGCACACGAAGTCCCAGAGCAGGGGCTCGAGCTTGTCGAGCGAGTCGAGCACGAACGTCTGGTAGTCGTGCTGTTCGTTGACGAGCGACGCGATGCAGTCGAGCACGTCGCTGTAGCTGGCCGGCTTCGGGAAAGCGGGCACGTTGAGCGGCGCGCCCTCGTAGTCGGTGAGGTCGCCGGCCCCGTCCTCGACGGGGACGAAGATCGGCGACGGCGCCATGGCGGCGAAGGTGCTCTTGCCGATGCCGGGGACGCCGTAGGTGACGAGGCGCGGTGGTCCGCTGACGCTGCGCTTGATGTCTGCGAGTGAGATAGCCATTGGTTCGGTTCCTTTCGTTCTGGGTTGGTTGGTTCGGTTACTGGTGAGCGATCAGGTAGTTGACATGCGCGTCCCACGCGAAGGCCGCCATGGCCGCGAGCACGGCGATGACGAGCGACACGCGAGACGCGCGGGACGGGGCGAGGCCGGGCGGCTTCACGACCGCCTCCATGCGTCGATGCGCGCCGCGATGTCGCGGCACTTGTTCGGGGTCAGCTGGCCGAAGTGACACAGAGCCGAATGGCACTCGTCGATGATCTCGACGGCGCCGACCATCGCCTTCCGCAGCTCGCGCAGCTCGGCCTCAGCCGCCTCCGCGCGGGTGCGCTCCTGGTCGCGCGACTCCTCCAGCATGTCGGCCCGCGCCGACGTGAGAGCTTGCAGCTCGCGCAGTTGCGCGATGATCGTGGCCGAAGGGTTCATCGGCGCACCTCCCGCTGGTGCACCTCGACCACGCGCAGGCTCGGCAGCCCCTTGCAGTCTCCGCAGCCGCAACGGTCGCTCCACCCGATCAGCAGCACGACCGTCAGGCCGTTGGCGAAGTCGACGCGCAGCGCCGGAGCCGCCGCCTTGCGACGCATCTCGGCCCACTCGGGCGCTTCCAGCTCGGTGCCGTTCGGGATCAGCCACGTCGCGGTCTGGAACAGCTCGTCGGCCGGCACGGGCTCGACGCACTGGCGCATGTGGTCCGCGATCACGTCGCCGACCTCGGTATCCCAAAGGCAGTCGAGCGTGCGCACCCACACGAGCGACGACAGCAGGCCAGGGGAGGCGGTGTTCACGCGCGCCTCCCGGCCTCGGCGGCCTGCTCGCGGTCGGCATCGGTCAGCTCGGCCACCAGCATCCGCCCAGCCATCGCGTTGGCTTGGTCGGCGAAGTAGGTGCACGACGCCAGCAGGTAGTCGAGGTGGTCGCGGTCGCACGTCGGCATGCCCATGCCGTGGACGGCGAGGTTGAGGCGCGCGAGGTTCGTGGCGATCTCGGCGATCTCCTTGCGGAAGATGGAGCGGTTCATCAGTAGTTCCCCATGCGGTAGGCTTCCTCGGCACGCTCGCGGGCCATCTCGCCCGCACGCTCGACGGCGCGCTCCAGGCTCTCGCGGAGCTCGTCGCGGTAGCTGCGCTCGCGCACCTCGTCGGCGATCTGCTCGGCCCGCGCGTGCGTGACCGGCGCGCCCCAGTGCTCGATGAACTCGGCGACGCTGCCGACCGCCGCGTTGACGATCTCGCCCTCGTCGTCGATCAGGAGGTCAACGCCGAAGTCCGTGCTGACGTGCTCGCCGGACTGCTGGAAGAACATCCGGCGCACCGACGCGGCCAGCTGCTCGCGGTTCAGGCCGGCGAGGTCGCGCGTCTGCTCGGCCTCGTAGGCGGCGCGGCGCTCGGCCAGCAGGGCGTCGGTCTTGGGGTTGTGCAGCG